GTTGATATCAAAATGTGTTTGTAGAGTTTGCATTGTCTTACCATGATATGTGGTGTGAAAGACAATACCAATCTTAGCAGCCATAACTTGTCTAGCAAGAGACGAGTCAGCGGGAACAGCATATGTAATAGTATTAGGGCGGAATGTGATCCACTTTCTACCGTCGATTGTTTCCATCTTTAGGTCAGAACGAGAGAACATAAAGTCACCATGAACGATGCCGGTGATACCTAACTCTGGTAAATACTTTAGTGCGTCTGATAGTTTATCAGCAAGACCACCCTGATGGTTTGCTCTAACGTCTGCTTCGGTATAGTTTAGTTTGGCGTTCTTAGCAAAGATAGACTTAGAGCCTACGAAGAAACGACCATTCTCTGGATTGATACCTGCATAGATGGCAGGAGCACCATCAAACTTTGTTCTTAGAATTAGAGAGCCGCTGGCTTCTGATAATGTCTGACCATCATCAGCAAACATATCACGAAGCGAACGAAGAAACTCAATAGCATTGCGAGTGCCGGCAACACCACCTTCTAGAACGGCATCCTCAATATGTGTGAGGTGACGATCCTTCTCGGCTGCTGCTTCTGTTAGAAAATCTGAAAGTCTAATCATCAAATAGTGACTCCTGGTGGTTTCCCTGATAGTCTAAAACTAGCCATCACATCGATACTAGGTGGCTTTGAACCACCTGTCATACCTCTAGGTTGTATTCTAACTTCCAGTTTTGCTTTCAAACCTACAAGTTTAGGAATGTTAGGCACACCAAGAGCCTGATTTATTCTCTTTTTGATCTCTGCATTAGCAGTACCTTTTGTGGCTACTAATGAGATACTATCACCGAGCATCATCAATAGAATACTGTAATCAGCATCCTTCTTGACTTCTTTATTGAACTTGTTTTTGTAATGTGTGATAATGTGGTCACCCATAGTCACATTGTCGATATTAGCCAACTGGTAATTGCTTGTACCTTTGACAAACTTTTCCATCTTGATCTTTCGTATCTTCTTATCAGGTTCAATAGAGAGCATACCAGAATAGATAGATTTAATACCAGGATCAACATACGTTTTAAAATCTTTGAGCAATCTCTTACCGTTTCTTAGACAGTCAGGACTCTCGTTCATAATCTTGATTAGATCGGTCTTTTCAGGAGTTGGGTTGGGTGTGATAAACTTTTTACCATCAAACTGCCAATCTCGCATAGAACCCATCTGGGCTTTGGAGTCGGCTTTATACTCAACGTGTATATCTACTTTCTTACCATCAATGATGATACGAAAACCAAAATCCGGGAATGCTGTCGCAAACCCGGCTGGTTGTGCAAATGCGGTGGCACCTGCACCTAGTTTCTTTTTCATCTTATTAAATGCTTTGACTTCTTCTTGTTGAGCCTTAATATTCTCTGCCAAAACTATACTCCTAGTAATATAAGAGTATTTATGCTTCCTCTATAAACTTGATTAGATCCTCTGGCTTCACCATGATGAACTTCTCACCATTATACTTCTTTCGGACTTTTTCGACGATTGGCTTTGCTGCGTCCTTTTCAAGATTTACCAACTTATCTTTATAGTAAGTTTCGAGTCTTGCATAATCCCTCTTGAGACCTTCAATCTCGATCTCATACTTGTTTTTATTAAGAGGCTTAAAGACCTTCTGAAAGCCGAACCAAAACTCACGGATTGCTTCGTCACGACCGATGCCCGGTGGAATAGTAATATCACCAGTTTCAGTATTAATTCCGATTCTACCAACTTTAGTTTCAATCTGAATAACATTTGTTAGTGACTCGTGAAATGCGGATGACTTGCCGGTAGCTATCGAAAGATTACCACCGCCTGCGGCGGCGTTGGAGCCGAGCCATCCTTTAGGAATGTTTGTAGTCACAGGAGTATTCACGGTAGGATAGGCAGTATCCACCCATCCGTTGTGTGTAGTATAGACATACACCTGACCACTAGCAGCATCGGTCCACATATCACCATCATTAGGACTGGTAGGTGCTATATGACCGTGAGAATGTTTGATATAAGGACCAGCAGGACCATTAGCACCAGGTGCACCAGGTGGCAGCGCTATTTGATTTGATCCACTGGTTGCACCACCGCCCGTTGCTCCATATATTTTCGCATATGCTTTTACGAAAGAACCTTCAATCGTAATATCGAATTTAGAAATGAACTGTCCGTTGGGACCCTGATATCCGTCCTTCGCAGCGGAATAGAGCCAACCAGGTGGAATAGATGTACCGGTGAATGATGACATTATTCATGCACCTCAAAAACGTGCCAGACAAGAGTAGTCATACCCTTCTGTTGAACAGTGCCGACATAATCGTAATGCTTCTTATCATAGTCTTGCATTTCAAAGCCTGTGCCAAACACCTGAAAGACATACTTGCGCTTCTCTTTCTTCGGATTAACAATAGCCCATATCATAGGGAACCCACCCTGCTCTTGAATAGATAAAATCTTGGCGGCTCTTGGCATTTCAATTTCATACACCGCATTGTGATGGATATCCATACCCAGCGGATACTTATAGATCATCTTCATTGTATAACTCCAATTATTAAGTCACGGTCACTAACACCATTGACGGTGTGATAGGTTATAACATACTCACAACACCAATGCTCACGATTTGATCTTGCTAAGGTTGCTATCTCATGTATGTAGATCATTCAATCTCCTTGGCATGACAAAGCATTGGTAGTTCCGCAAACACCTCTGGCACAAATAGACCACAAGGAACAGTATATTCATACTGCGCTGTTACGGGATTGAAATTGACGAAGTACCATCCAGAGCCATCATCAACGGTGCGATGGTTTGGAAACCATAGTTTATACCACGGTTCGGTAAAAAACTCGGTTCGGGTTTTCTCTGCCCAACCAATAAGAACTGGTCGATTACCTTGCCATGATAGTTTGGCCTTGTCGTTCTTTTCAGCTTCTTCAATTGGTCTAATGTTTATTGTAATCTGTTTCATTCCACCACCTCATAGTCTCCATGATCACACGTATAGATTACTCTTTTGAAACCAAACTCGGCGATTGCCCTTTCGCAACCGATACACGGCTTAGCCAAACCCCAAACAAACTTTTTGGTGAACGGCGCTTCCTTCTTTACTCTAGTGATATAAATGTCACACTTGGAAAAGTCATCCACATCTATCTCACGCAAGGCATTCTTGATAGCAGCAACCTCGGCATGAAGATAAACCGCATGTTCATTCTTTCCATACTTTGCAGCCATCGGATGAGACTTCATACTATTGATACCGATGGAAATAATCTTGTTACGGCAAACGACAGCGGCCGCCAACTTTTCCCTCTGTCCGGGATTAGCAGCGGCCACTTTCGCCAGTGTATGGAGGATACCTTCGTTCACTTTTTTCATGATACAATTATATCAGAGGATGTTTAGGAAGTCAACTGAGGATACTTATTGACTATCTTTCCTTTAACTACAGAAACGTTAGCAGGAATAGTATTACCAATATCTTTACCGTCATATCGCCATTTGATTTGAATGATGCCAATATCACGGGCATGCCATGCACGCCAGCCTGCGGCTTTACCTGAACCGAATGACTGATCATATTCTAGTTCAATAACATCGGTATAACCTAGAAGATAGTTATACTGGTTACAGAACTTTACTCTTTGATTACCTGTGGTGCCAACCTCAAACTTTGTTGATGCAATAGGGTCAATCTGAATAGGTGCGTTAAACTCGTCTCCAATATTCTGTAGACCACCCCAGAAAATCTCTTTTCCTTTAGTGAAGGCCGTTGTTCTATACTGTGTCCAAAACTGATATGATCGTCTTGGGTAAATGTCGGCACTCTCGGTTACCCCTCGTTCTCCAAGATAGTCCATCACCCAAGTGGAGGTCCACTTGTTGTCGTGGTAATCCTCTTGATAGAAATGGCGAGAGTCACCAGAGTTCCACACCATGAATGAATATGGTTTGCCATCGGCGCCGGTGCCAAAGTTATGAACTGAAAGATAACCTGGTGCTGGCTGAGGCCAGTAGTTGCGGAAAAGAAATGCCATTACTTTTGTTCCTTATATGGTTGCCATTTACCGAGTGGACATTCGGCGCTAGGCCACATAGTTTTGGCACTCATAAAACACCAGCACTCTTTACACTGTGTAGTTGATGCCACGTATTGGTCACATTCTTTGCATATGTCCAATCTGTCTTTTGCTTTCTCT